AAAGGAGTAATATGAATACAAAGCTAGATAAATTACTCTATTTAAGCAGTAAGTTTACAGCTAGTACAGAGTCTGATGATAGCATTTATATTGAAGGATATGCTAGCACAGTAGACCGTGATCGGCAAGGTGACGTAATTCCCATGAAAGCATGGAATGAGGGACTACACAATTACCTTAAAAATCCAATTATACTAGCCTATCACAATCATCAGATGCCAATCGGTAAAATGGTTGAGCATAAAGTTACAGATCAGGGTTTGTGGATTCGAGCGCAGATTCCTAGTGAAGTAGGTGATGTATACAGACTGATTAAAAAGGGTATCTTAAGTGCATTTAGCGTAGGGTTTAGAGTTCGTGACGCGGACTATGATCACACTACAGAAACATTTTTAGTAAAAGACTTAGAGTTACATGAAATTAGTGTAGTTAGTGTACCTGCAAACCAAAACACACTATTTAGTTTAGCTAAGGCATTTGACACTGCCGCAGAATTTGATTTATTTAAACAGCAATTTGCACCCAAGGAATCAGCTAAAAAGCTCGATACCCCCAAAGCAGCAAAAAGCGCAACAAATGAGGAATGGAACATGGATCCAAAAGAATTAGAGAAATTACTAGCAGATGCTGCTGCTAAAGCTGCTGAACAAACTGCTAAAGCTGTACTAGAAGCACAAACAAAAGCTGCTGATGAAGCCAAGCGTAAACAAGCTGAAGAAGAAGCCCTACAGGCTAAAATCAAGGCTGCAGTTAGCGCCGTTACTCCACAAGCTCCAGTTGTACAAACAGTTGACACAGGTGCAGAACGCTTACTAGGCGATATTGAAAAGCGCCTAGAAGATCAAGCCAATGAGCACAAGAGCGCGATTGAAAGCCTAGAAGCTGCTATCAAAGAAAAAGCCAAAGAGCTAGAGCAACTACAAAGCAAGAGCGTTGAGCTAGATGCACTACAGCGTAGCCGTATGCAGTTTAGCGAGCCAAAAGAAGGCGACGTAGCTTATGCTGACAAAGAAAAGGCAGTTCTACTAGCCAAGATTATGCGTAAAGGCATTGCTGATACCAAGTTTGGTAAAGCAATAGTAGAAAAAGCTGCTACATTTGGTGGTGCTTTCCGTCTACCACACGAGCGCTGGGAAGAAGAAGTTAGCACAACAATTCAAAACGACATGCGTCGTCAACTAGTTGTTAGCCCAGTTATCCGTAGCATTGCTATGGCTCAACCAGTTATGAAGATTCCTGTAAACCCAGATACAGGTACAAACGCAACATGGGTTGCCGGTACTGACTTTGGCACAAGTGCTAGCAGCGGTACACAGCGTACACATACTATTAACGAGATCACACTAAGTGCATATAAACTAGCAACAAAAGAGTTTATCGCATTTGAAGAAGATGAAGATAGCATTATCCCTATTCTTCCACTAGTACGTGATGCAATGGCACGTCGTATGGCTAAAACACTAGACAAAGCCATGCTACTAGGTGACGGTACAGGTGCAGGTAGCACAAGTGGCCAGATTGCTGCACTAGTTAAAGGTTTAGCTAGTTATGATCCAGTTGCTGGTAACGTTGGCGGTACACTAGATATTAGTGATGCAGCTAAATTTACAGTTGCTAAAGCAATGGCAGCTCGTAAGGCACTAGGTGCTTGGGGTCTAAATCCTAGCGAACTAGTACTATTTGTAAGCACACAGGCTTATTATGAGCTATTAGAAGATACAAACTTCTTAACAGTAGATAAAGCTGGTCCAGCTGCTACAATCCTAACAGGACAAGTTGGTAGCGTTGGTAATACACCAGTAGTTGTTAGCGCAAGTTTTGACGCTGCTGCTGCAGGTGGTGCCGCTGCTGTTATCGTTAACCCAATGAACTTCCTAGCTGGAACACATCGTGGTATGCGTGTTGACAGCGACGATATTATCGCTGAACAGCGTAGTATCCTAGTAGCTAGTATGCGTATTGGTATGACACAACTATCAACAGCTGATGGTCAAGGTGTTGCAACAGTTCGTTACGTAGCTTAATTAGTTATATAGACAGGATTCGCAAGAGTCCTGTCTCTAAAGCCTAATAAGTTAGGTTTTAGAGACACATGGAGTTTTTATATGGCTGACTTAATTACTAGAAATGAGTATAAGAATTACTTAGGAATTACTAGTAGTAATAAGGATCAAGAAATTGATTTACTTATTCCTAAGGTTAGTAGTCTTGTAAAAACTTATTGCCGCAGAAGTTTTGTAGACAACTATGATGATCCTAAAGTTGAGGTTTTTGGCGGTGGTTTTGATAGTATTATACTTACAGAAACGCCCGTTAGAGAAATCTTATACGTAGAACGTAGCATAGACTATGGTCAAAATTATACCCTAATCAATCAATATGTAGATTGGGTACTAGATGGAAATACTTTACGTAGTATTAGCTATCCTATTTTCAAACCATACATACGCGGCTATCAAGTTACCTATTTAGGTGGTTACGAAGAAGTGCCAGAAGATTTAAAACTTGCAGCTATGGATCTTGTAGAGTACTACAGCAAGAATAACAGTGCTGTGCATGTTAACAGAGATGTTACCCCAAACGTAACACAAATACAGTATGTAGCTACTACAAACTTTCCAGCACATATTAAACGTGTGCTTGATCAATATGTTGCGGACTATGCGTAATGGATGCAGGGCAGTTCCTATCATTTATAAGTGGCTATAGAAAAGCTACTAAACTGCCAAAAACATCGCAGGCTAAAATAAATGAATTTTTGCGTAAAGCCAACGATGATTTGCGTGATGTAATAGAAAATGCAACACCTGCGCTAATAGTACTAGATACACAAGTATACCAGCAAGCATGTCAAGATTTCGTACAAGAACTACGTAATCCAGAAAGTAGCAGCCGACAATTTATAGAAAGTTTAGCTGGCGGCATACGCCGTGATGATCGGGATTTTGAAAGTGAGCTACAATCACTGCTAAATTCATATAGACCACCACAAATAGATATTAAGCAGATAACTAGTAAAATAGCTACAAAACAACATACGCTAGAAGAATTCAGCGATATTGTTAGCAGGGCTTTTAACAGTCTTAATACCGGTCTAGCCGCATTTATGCCAGGTATACAAGCTGGTGATGCAGCAGCTACTGGTAAAGCAAGATATAGAGTTACAGCAGCAGGCAGAGCTATTAGAACAGAATTTGCAAGAAAAACTCCCTGCAAATTAAAAAATGCTAGTAGCATAGTAGAAAACTTTAACGAATCTACACAAGAAATATTTCTTGGTGCTACTTTTGCCACACTGCGTAGCGCAGTAAACAGTGTACTTACACCAATCATTAGAAAAAGTTTCAGTGATGCCGGTATATTTTTAGCAGAAAAAAGCACAGATAAATCAAAGATCAATAAGAATACACCTGCTGCTGATATTAATCGCGCGTTTACAATTGGTGAAATTGTTGTATTTGGTCACACTGGTGCTAAAAATACAGATCCAGAAACTGGAGCGGTTGAAATAATTGGTTTTATAAGTCCATGGATACAGCAGATAATGTTGTTAGCAACTCAATCTAGTGAGCCACAAAATGGCACAGATATTATAAATGGTTTTGTAAACACTAGTGGACAAGTAAATTACAGCGTACAATTTTCTAAACAAGTTTCGCCACAAGTAAAAACTCTTATGCAGGCTCAACTAGCAGTAGTTGTGCCAATGACAGTTAATACTAATAAAATTATACTACAAGGTGAAACACAAGCAGCAGATCAAATTATACAAAATTTGTTTGGTACTACTTACAGAAAACTACGAAATAGTTTAATAGATCGTGTGCTAAGTGCAGACAACTTACGTAGACTAGTAACTGGTTTAAAATTCTCGCCTACACTTATCCAATCACTAGAAACAGGTTTTGTAGAGCTGTTAAAAACAGGCAAGTTTAAAACTAGTAGTAAAACTACTAGTAAAAAAGCAGAGGCTTCTGTTACAGCAGAAAATATCGTTAAATTAAACCTTAATAAAGGTGCAGTTAAAAAGGTAAAATTACCCACTACAACCTTAAAATCAAAAGCTACTAGAATACCCAAGAGCAAAACAGTTCAAGAACAAAAGCTGCAACAAGAAGTAGACTTGTTAAGTTTGCAAAATTTATTGAATATCAATCTTGTTCAAACTGTAAAACAAAATATGGGTACTGGAACTCGCAAGGACGTACTCAACCTACGTAGTGGTAGATTTGCAGAAAGTGTACAAGTAGAGCGACTAACGCAAAGTCGTGAAGGTACTGTAACTGCATTTTACAATTACATGCGTAACCCATATGCTACGTTTAGTCAAGGTGGTAAACAGCAATATCCGCGTAGCAGAGATCCAAAAACATTGATCTCCAAGTCAATACGCGAAGTAGCACAACAACTAAAGATTTCAAGATTAAGGGCCGTACTAGTATGAGCAAACGAGCAAAGATTGTAGCGGCCCTTGCCGAAAAGTTTAAGGTTATAGATGGCTATGCGCCATATACAACTAACCTAAGTGGCAATAGTTTTGCCAAACTAAAATTTTGGGATGAAATACAAGATTTTCCCAGTGTTTACTTAAGTCCTGGCACAGAAACACGTGACTACTTACCTGGCGAGTTTAAGTGGGGATTTTTACGTGTATGTGTTAAAGTATACTGTAAAAGTGAAGATACAGCACAGGAACAACTAGAGCAACTACTAAGCGACTTAGAAACTTGCATAGACTTAAACAGACGACTGGTATACGATTTAGATAACAACCATGAAACCACAGAAATTTTAATAGACTCAATAACTACGGATGAGGGCCTATTAGCTCCCTATGCAGTTGGCGAGATTAACTTACAAGT